AAAATATACTATATCAATCATGTCATATTCTACATAAACAAGGCGAATATGCTATAGTTCATTTTAAAGAGTTATTTGCTTTAGATGGTAAACAAACCGATTTTACAGAAGAAGATAAAGCTAGAAGAAATACCATTTGTAGTTTATTAGAACAATGGGGCCTATTAAAGGTAAAAGATTCTAATAAGATTAAAGAGCCTAAAGCACCTATTTCACAAATTAAAATTATTCAATTTAAAGACAAAGATAATTGGAAACTAGAAAGTAAGTATTCGATTGGACGTCGCATCAAGTAACCTGTTGTAGCTATTCAATAATTTTTCCGTTGATTTTTTAGCTAAGTATACTATTATACTAGTCTAACTTGCAGAGGAGAAAGACATGAAGCCGATTCGTTGCAAAGATAAATGGATTGTTATCAAGTATAGTAGTAATAATGTACCTGCAGAAGCACGTACTTTCTCTAATTATGTAAATGCTCTGCAGTATTACCATCTCAAGAAAGTAGCATAATTATCAATGGGTTAGCTATACCTAACCCATTGATTTCCTTTATTAATTTTTCAGTTGATTTCTTCCCTGAAGCAGCTATTATAATAGTACAACCTGAGAGGAAGAGATGAATCAAGGTCGCAAACGTAAGGGTCGTTCAGATCGTATGCATCTTATTTACCAGCTTGATGTTGGTGGTAAGAAGTATATTGGTATGACGTTCCTTCGCAAACAGTCTGTACCCAAGACTATGCGAGCACGTATCATCCAGCACTGGTATAATGCCAATAAGCTTCAGTATAAATGGGGCTTATCAAAGGCTATTCGTGATCTCGATTCGATCGAAGATATCGGATATACCATCCTTGCTCGCGTGCGAGGCAAAGATGCTTGCCATAAGCAAGAACGTGCTCTAATCGTTAAGAAAAAACCTGTACTGAATACTGACACACGTGTAGCTAAAAGAGGATAAAATGTCATTTAAACGCAAGCAGTTCAAGAAACGGTCTGCGTATATTCTGTTTAAACGAGATACACCGTTTAAACCTAAAGTAGTACCATCTCATAAGGTCTATTCAAGGAAGAAGAAGCATAAGAATGCAGAACAATGTAGTTGAACTGCCTCGACCGATTAAGCCTCTAGCACAATTACCTGTTGCTAGAGGCGATTCAAAACATTCACGTTATATTAATATTCTAGCTAAGATGGCTGCATGTGTTGAACCTGTAGCTCAAGCACGTATTGCAGCTTGTATTGTATATCGTAATGATATTGTATCATTTGGTATATGTAAGATGAAATCTCACCCTTTCCAAGCTCGCTTTGGTAAAAATAAAGATTCTATTTTCCTTCATGCAGAAAATGATTGCATTAAGAACGCTCTTAAGCTATTATCTATAGATGAGCTTTCGAGGTGTTCGTTGTATGTCTGCCGTGTTAAGTATGAAGACCGTCTGATGAAAAAGCTTCTATTTGGATTAGCAAAACCATGTTCTGGATGCTCCAGGTGTATTGCTAACTTTAGCATCTCCAAAGTTTACTATTCACTAGATAATGAAGGTTTTAGTGCTTTATGAACTGAAGTATGAGGTTACTAGAGGTATTGTACAATGTACATTTAATACTAAACCTACATTTTACAATACTTCCCTATATTATGAACCTAAACTAAGGGTAGTAAAATAAACAGAAAATAGTTGCATTTACACGTATAGTATACTAAATATATATTGCACCGCCTAATGGGGTGTAAAATCTAACCTTGCTTAAACAGGAGGAATATAATGTCAAATTATTCACTAACTCAGTTTTTCCCAGAACAGCTTCGTCCATATACTGTAGGTTTTGATGATGCGTTTCGTCGTTTTGATGACATCACTCGAACTACAATGAAGACTCTAGGCTACCCACCTTACAATATCGTAAAAGTTGATGATAATAAGTATGTAATTGAAGTAGCTGTAGCTGGCTTTGGTAAGCATGATCTCGAAATTGAACTAAAAGAATCTACTCTGACAATCACAGGTTCAGTAAAGTCAGATGTACAAGATAGTTCAAAGTATCTGTATAAAGGTATTGCTGATCGCGCGTTCACTCGTAAGTTTGATCTAGCTGATACTGTAGAGATTAAGAATGCTGAGATGATTAATGGTATGTTGAGAGTATGGCTTGAGAATATTATTCCTGAGTCAAAGAAGCCTCGAAAAATTGACATTGACAGTAAAGAGTAATTAAAGGGGGCCAAAAGCCCCCTTTTTTTATTGATCTGTAGACTGAATTCATATATAATGTGCTTAGTTAGTCTCAATGGAGGTACTAAATTGAATTTCTATACAAACGTTTTTCAGCATAAGAATAAGATTCTTGTTTGTGGTTATAATGACGGTAAACGATACAAGCAAGAGGTTAATTACAAACCATATCTGTTCATTCCTACCAAGAAAGATTCTCCATACAAGAATATCCATGGTGAGAAAGTAGATAAGCTGCCTTTCGCTTCTATATATGATGCTAAAAACTTTATGAAACAATATTCAGATGTAGAAGGATTCTCTGTATATGGGTTAGCTAACTTTCAATACACATACATCTATGACAACTTCAGAGATATCAAATATGATACTTCTCTAATCAAGACATGTGTTCTCGATATTGAAACTGATTCAACAGATGGTTTTCCTAATATTGCACTAGCTGATAAACAGATCACAGCTATTACTATGATGTATGATAAGATTACATTCTGTTTGGGGTATGGTGATTTTGAGACTAATGATATTAGTATTAAGTATATTCGATGCAAGTCAGAAGAAGAGTTGCTAGAGAAATTTCTTATGATCTGGCAATCAGATCTATTTCGACCTGATGTTGTTACTGGATGGAACATTGAGTTCTTCGATATTCCATATATCATTAACAGATGTAACTATATCTTAGGTGAAGGAAGAGCAGCAAAGCTATCTCCATTTAATGTTCTAGAGCAACGTAGACTAGAGATTAACGGTAAAGAAATAAACGTATTCCACCCAGTTGGGGTAAGTGTTCTTGATTATATGCATCTCTATAAAAAGTTTGTTTTGACTCCTCAAGAATCATATAGATTGGATCATATCTCTAATTATGAGCTTGGAGAACGTAAGCTAGATTATTCTGAGTATGAAAGCTTAGCTGAGCTATACAAGAATGACCATCAGAAATTCATGGAGTATAACGTCAAAGATTGTGGTCTAGTTAAGAGACTAGATGAGAAGTTAAAGCTACTTGATCTAGTATATACGTTCGCTTATGATTCAGGCACTAACTTTATTGATGCTATGACATCAGTACGTTCATGGGATATCATTATTCATAATTATCTTATGTCAAAGAAAATTGTCATTCCATATAAGAAGAGACCATCTACTACTAACAAGGTAGCTGGTGCTTATGTTAAAAAACCTCTAACAGGAATGTATGACTGGGTTGTATCATTTGACTTAACATCTCTATACCCTCATCTTATTATGTCATATAATATTTCTCCAGATACTATTAAAGGTGTACTACCAGTACAGCTAAGCATTAATCAGATATTAGATGGTAAGGTAGACAATATCAAAGATTTTCTTGAAGAGAAAAATCTATCTCTAGCTGGTTCATGTTGTTACTTTACTAAGAATAAGCAAGGGTTCCTAGCAGATCTAATGGAGCAATTGTTCAGTCAGCGTAAAGAGTACAAGGATAAAATGCTTGAAGCTAAGAAGCAATATGAAAGGACTGAAGACCCTAAGCTTAAGTTTGATATTGCTAAGTACAACAACTTGCAGCTTGCAGCCAAGGTTAAATTAAACTCTGCTTATGGTGCTCTTGGAAATGCTTACTTTCGCTGGTATGATAGACGTCTAGCAGAATCTATTACTCTTTCAGGTCAGCTTACCATCAGATGGGCTGAAGAAAAGATTAATAAGTATCTCAATGATATGCTTGCAACAGATAATGTTGATTATGTTATTGCATCAGATACTGACTCTGTTTATATTAATATGAGCGGTGTTGTTAATAAATCTGGTTTGAAGGGTAGAGATGAGATCACCAATTACTTAGATAATCTATGTGAGAACGAGATTCAAAAGTATCTGAACAGTATCTTTAATGAGCTAGGTGATTATATGAACTGCTATAAAAAAGTACTTCATATGAAGCGAGAGTCTATCTCTGATAGAGGTGTTTTCGTAGCTAAGAAGAGATACATTCTCAATGTTCTAAACAACGAAGGTATTCAGTATAAAGAGCCAGAACTTAAGGTTATGGGTATTGAAGCAGTTAGATCTTCTACACCTCAAGCTTGCAGAGATGCAATTAAAGAGCTTATGAAGATCATTCTAACCAAGACTGAAGCTGACACAATAGCTTATATTGATTCATTTCGTAGGAAGTTTAAGACACTACCTTTTGAGGAAGTATCTTTCCCCAGAGGTATGAATGGTCTGAGTAGCTATCAGGACTCAGTAAAGCTGTATAAAAAGGGTACACCTATTCATGTGAGAGGTGCTATTATGTACAATTATTTTTTAAAGAAGAAAGGTTTAGATAAAAAATACACACCTATTTTCGATAAAGATAAAGTAAAGTTTTGTTATCTTAAGCTACCTAATCCTCTACGTGAAAATGTAATATCAGTTCCTCAGATGTTGCCTAAGCAAATGGAACTTGATAAATACATTGATTATGATACTCAATTTGATAAGTCTTTTCTTGAGCCAATCAAGACTATTCTTGATATCATAGGTTGGCATACAGAGAAGAAAATCACATTAAGGAGTTTATTTGAATGAAACAAGAATTTGATTTTGGTTTTTCACTTATTGATGAAGATGAGTTGCGTAAACTTGAAGCTTCATTGCAAGAAGAACTATCAGCGTCCAAGATGGATATGAGAGACAAACTAATGGGTCTTAAGCAATTATATCAGCCTTTGTTAGATAATTTAAAAAGAGATCCAGAGAAAGCTATCATTCGCTGGCCAAACAGACTAGATAAGATCAAGCAATTTGAGACCAAGATTGATGAATACATACAGTTGTGTGTAAAATCTAGTTGATTTAAACCAAAAAATATATTATTATTAATCGTTGCGTTGCTGGAGAAAATTGTTTCTCCAGCTATTTTTTTCATAGGAGGTATTAATGTTATCGCTAAACACGTTGGCTAGAACAGTAGCCATCGTGCTATCTATTGCTGCAGGGACAATATCTGTTATTGGTCTTGCTAATATTTTCTCGGGAGCTTACTGGGCTGTTGTTATAGTTGCTTCTATTCTTGAAGTAGCTAAAGTAGTGACAGCAGCATGGTTAGACCATCACTGGAAGCTTATTCGATTTCAGCTTAAACTATACCTGTGTATAGCTATTCTAGTACTAATGGGTATTACTTCTTTAGGTATCTATGGTTTTTTTGCTCGTTCTCATATTGAACAGCAAGCTCAGATGCAAACAGGTGAAGTATCCAAAATACCTCTAGTACAAATGAAAATAGATCAGGAAAAGCAAAAGCTAACTGATTTTGATAAGCAAATTGAACAGCTAGATAAATCTCTACAAGCTATTACCGATAAAGGTAAATCTTCTAAAGATGCTAAATCAGCTGTACAAGAAACAGATAAACAGCGTAAGAATAGAACTGAGCTAGTAAATCAGAAATCTGCTGTGTTTGATTCTATATCAAAGCTTGAGCTAGAAAAAGCCCAGCTACAAAATACAGTCAAGAAACAAGAAGTAGAAGTAGGACCTCTCAAGTATCTTGCTAGCTTATTTAATGATAATGTAACAGAACAACATCTTGAACAAGCTGTTCGTATACTTATTCTTTGTCTGATATTTGTATTTGATCCTTTAGCAATTGCATTGATTGTTGCATCTAATACCAAAGTATCTTATTACAAGATGTATCAGCAATCAAAGGTACGTAAGCTTTTCTTCAAAAATCAGATGTTAGGTTTTACTAAAGCTAGAATAAAGAGACCTTATATTGTTAAGAAGAAGAAAGGTCGTCCTATCAAGAAAACACTAGACTTATCTAAGATAGACCTAGATAAGAGTTGATTTATAGGCTATAGTATACTATAAATTGGTATTGCGAAACGTTTAGGAGATTCGAATGTCGTTATTAAATAAAATTATTTCTAACTCTACAATCAAGCAGACTGCTATTTTATCTGAATCGTCTTTTTTTGCTAAGAAAGATATGGTACCAACCAAAGTACCTATGATCAATGTAGCTTTGTCTGGTTCAGTTGATGGTGGTCTGACACCTGGTTTGACAATGATTGCAGGACCTTCTAAACACTTTAAGACTTTGTTCTCATTACTATTAGCAGCTGCTTATCAAGAAAAGTATGAAGATTCAGTAGTTTTATTTTATGATTCAGAGTTTGGAACTCCTCAATCTTATTTTGATAAATTTGATATCGATATGGATAGAGTAGTTCATGTACCTATTACTGATA